CATCTGGTAATGCATCTTTGAATTTTACTTTATTTAGGAACTCTACTTTGTATTTGTATTTTCCTTCTACAACTTTAGTGATGATTCTACCAAAACCAACGTAAGGGGCTATGTCAGAGTCTTTTCTGATAATTTCTCCATCTGCTGATTTCTCATGTCCTGTTAAATTAGACATAGTTGTATCATCATCTTCATCAACTGTTATTGTTACTGTTCCTTTCTTTACAGAATAATCGCTTTCTGCTAATCCATCATCTGCATATAATTCTGCTGAATTTAGGTCTAGAGAAACTTTACAATCGATAGCTTTACCTATTTGTAATGCACCACCATATGTTTCTGTTTCTTCATCCAATATTCCATATCTAAAATTCTTTAAGCCTATTCTTGCCATATTTATCTCATCCTTTCTTTTTCAAATTCTATGGTTTTATGATATAGTCCTGTATCTCTTTCATACATATCTGGACTACATCCGCTTCTTATAAAATTATTTTCTTCCATTACTTCTTTAATCTTTTCTACTATTGCTAAATAATTGCTTTCACTAAATATATCGATATCAACTCTTACCACACTTCCGATTTCTTTATCATCTCCAAACAATGATGGATCATCATCTATAAATGTATAGGTTATATAAGTTTTACTATCTCCTGTGTATTCTATATACTCAACTGGAATAATTTTGTTATTGACTTTAAAATCATCAAATATTGTTTTTAGTAATTGATAATCATTCATCTATATACCTCTTTTGGACATCTAGCATTGCATTTTCTATTGCTGCTTTTTGTTTGAATGCTTTTCTAAAAAATGGCTTTTTCTTTTCTCCTCTACTTGTACCAAATTCTCTAGCCATAGCTATTAGTGGTATAGGTGTGCCATCTTCTGTATAACCATAAAATCCAACTTTTGTATTAATACCATCATCACTTATGGTCTTATATGTTTTTGTTTTCTTTAAGCCTTTTTCAAGTGACCTTGTACTTTTGAAGCTAGATTTCATATTTGATTTAACATTCTTATATACAACTTCTGCACCTGCCTGTGTCATTTCTCCCATCATCTTTTCTGCATTATTTGCAAGTTTATTCATGTTGGCTATTATTTCAGTTGGTAGTTCTACATTAAATCCTGCCATTACTTTGTTACCTCTTTAGCTTGTATTTCAAGTTCAATGTTTTCTTCATTAACATTGTTTAGGTATTCTATTGAATATACTTTAGAATTAAATTCTATAAGCATATCTCGAGTGATAATGGTTTTAGGATATCTGATAGTAAAATTTGTATATGCCTTTTCAAAATCAGAGTTATTGGCTATCAATGTAAATCCTTTTGTTGTTTTTACATTTGCCCAAGTCTTTAGGAGAAGTGTTTTAGTTTCTGTTTTAAATCCACTATCATCTTCTCCTTCTATTACTTGGTATATTGATATCAATTTATTGTACTTACCTGCATTCAACATATATTTCCTACTGTGTGCATTCCAAGTATTGTTTCTACTACTTTATTTAGATTTGTTTTATCTACATATAAAGTTCTGTTATCATACATGTCCTGACATAAAATAAAAATGACGATTGTGAAATCATCATATTGATCTAGGTCTTGCACACCTGTGTATTCTTTTATAAATGCTTTAGCAATATTTATTAGATTAGTAAGTAATTTGGTATCTTCTTGACTTACTTCTGTAAGTCTAATGTAATCTGCCACATCTTGAACTTTTATTGTACTAACTTTCATTAGTCATTCCTCCTATCTTTTGAGGTTTTGCCTGAACAACTAATGTATTATTCATTAGTCTTATTTTCTTCTCCAGTTTCTTCTGGAGTTGGTGTTTCTGTTTCTTCATCGTTAGAAGTTGCTGTTGCTAATTCTTCTTTAAGAGATGCTATTTCTGTTTCTAGACTTTGAATTGTTTTCTTAAGATTTTCATTTTCTTTCTTAAGTTCTGCATTGCTTTGATTTTTTTCGGAATATTCTTCAATATATCCTGCTTTTAATAAATCTTTAACAAGCTCTTTATCTTTAATGTCAAGTACCTGGTTTTTGTTTCCAGATACTTTTCCACTAAATCCTTTCTTTACTATAAACATACTTTACCTCCTATTCTGTTGCTGCAGTTCCAGCACATACTAATTTAGCAATTTTTTGAGCATCTTCTACTTTTGCATCAAATTCCATCCATGCTACTACACCTACAGCATGTTGGTCAGCATATTTTTCTCTTAAGACTTCCATTTCTAATTCTTCTACAAATTTAGTAGCAAGTCCTGATATATCTCCATAGAAGATTGGAGTTTTACCTGCACCGATTTCATCCATATTGTCTGATTCATATACTGGTTTTCCAAGTAATGTGTATGAGAAATCGTTTGTTAAGTCATCTTGTAATAGGTATCTATCATTGCCATCTTTTAATAATGCAACTGCTGTTAATGTTTCTGGAGACATTATCCAGATAGCATTCTTTTGGAATCTTTGTTTAACTTTTCTCTTTGTTTTTATGATTTCATCTGCTGTGATTACATTTTCACTTGCAGCTTGAACTTGTAACTTAACACCATTTTTTAAGCCTTCTACTTTATCTGTAGTTCCATGTATTAATTCTTTCTCTACGAATAATGCGATTGCTTCTGCCATGATATTTATTACTTCATTTACGATATTGAAATCACTGTTATTTACTAATGATTTAGAGATTTTTGCTAATGCACCTGCTAAAAATCCAGTTAATTCAATATTTGTAAATTTACCAATGTTACTTTCTAATGATGTAAATTCTGTAGCATATGCCATATTAACTTTAGCTGTGCTTGTTTCTGAATAATATGGTATTTCTAATTTACCTTTAACATTGTATTTTGTAGATTTTTCTAAAATTGGAGATATATCATATGCTTTTTTGATAATTTTTTTAGCAATTGATACTGGAATTACTGACCCATTATCTCCTTTTGTAAGATTTACTTCGGCTCTTTCTTCTGCCAAGATTCCACGAATATATTTTTCAAATGCCTTTTCTTCTTGCATTGCTCTTTCTTCGTTTTCTGTTTCTTCATCTTTATTTTCTTCTTCTGCAGGTTTCTCATCTTCTTTTGGTTCTTCTGTTAATTCACGACCTTTAGTGATTGCACTAATAGTTTCGTTAATTAAACCAATTTCACTTTCTAATTTTTTAAATAATTCACTTTCTTCTGGTGTGAATGCCCTTTCTTCTGCCTTTACTGTATTAAGTAAAGTTTCCATTTCATTTTGCTTTTCAGCTCTTTGTTCTGTTAATGCTTTTAATTTCATATTCTTTCTCCTCCTAATTTTCTTTAATTTTTTTTAATATTTCTTCATATTCTGAATAATCTATTTTTTCAACTTCCCTTTTGGTTAGTTGTTCAGGCTCTTCCTTAATGTCTATCTCACTGAATTGACCAGTTCGATATTCAATAACTTTGACCTTGTCATCTCGCATTTCGATACTTGTACCGATGTATGCAGGATATTTCTTATCATCAATTATTGATACTTCTAGCAAATCCAAATCTCTAACTGTTCTTTCTTCGATTCCATCTTCATTTGTTTTTCTATCTTCTTTGTTACAGAAAAAACCAAAAGACCAACCTCGAAGTTTATTTTCTCTAGCTTTCTGGATAACTTCTGCATCTTCAATTTCTACGATGGCTCTTAAGCCAATGTTATCTTCATAAAGTTTTGCTTTACCACTTTTGGTATCAGCTAACTTTCTATCATGTTCATGATCTAACAAGACATCAACATTGTCGGCTCTTTCTAATGCCTTTTGAAACACACCAGACCTTATCTTTTCAATGAACTCGCCTCTGGTGTCATAGAGAACTTTTGATGCTCTTTCTACGGCATTTACATATCCATCTATGATGATTTTGTTATTTCTAACTTCCACCCTCATTCGTACCACCTCCATTCTGTGATTGCATATCTACTATGGCATTTGTGTTTGGTGTGTAATACTTACCTGTATTTGTATCAAACACAACATTTGCAAGATTAAGTGTTATTACATCTAATCCATCAATGCTGTCATAGTCCTCTAAATATCTAATTTCATTCTTTGATATCCATCCTGTTTCTGATGCTACTTTGTAGGCTTCATATCTTTCTTTGATATTTCCTCTACTTATTTCTCTGGTGTCAAATTCAAAATAAAAAGACTCTTTCTCTTTTTCGAGTAAAAAGTCTTTGTTAAGTGCTGTTTTAATAGCAACTAATATTGGCATGATGGCCTCTTTCATAAAGTCATCAAAGTTTTCTTTATTATGAAATATATTATTTATTTCATCTTGTAAGGTTTTCTTTCTTTCATTCAATTGTAGTTCTACTGTTGTACTTGAACCTTCCTTGAAATCCATACCTTCATTTAATACAATTGCATTTTCACTTTTGTTTGAATATAAATTGGACCAGGCTTTCTTTAAAAGTTCTATTTCCTTTTCTCCTAATCTTCTTTGAGATGTTATAAAACCTTTTTTTGCACCACCTGTTTTTACTAATCCTAATTCATACATTAGTGTTTGATATGCATTTTCAATTGCTGTAGATACTTCATGTGTTATACTTCTTCCGCTTCCACCATTTTTAGTGCTTCTTAATATGGTTATGAAATTAAATGTTTCATATGTTTTACCATGCACCATATAAGTTACATCTTTAAAAATAGGGTCATTATTTGTATTGACTGATACTTGCTGTGCATCTACATATCTTAAACTCTTAAATTTGTTTTTTGATTTTTCAATAAATAGGTATCCACCTGTGTCGAGTAAGTAATCTTGAACCCATGCTTTCTTTAACTGGAATGCATCTAATGTATCTCCTGTTTCTGTATTTAGCATTTTTATTCTTGGATCATTTTTGACCTCTTCTACTTTTCGTTTTCCTGTGGCCTCATCTATTGTTTCTTTATAAAGTTTAATTGGTATCATAGCTACTGTATTACATATTCGGTCAACGGCACTTGATACTGCTGGTAATGATAATGCTTTATCTTTATCTATTTTTTCGCCCTTTAGCATGGCTTTTAATAAAACATCATTCACTACATCATCACTACTTATTGTGGTTTCATTTCTTTTCCTAAACCTACTAAATATTCCCATGTTCCACCTCCTATTCTATTACTTGTACAAAGAAATCATCATTGTCTAGGAATACATCTTGCTGTAATAGATACACACCATTTATTAGTGCTACTACCATATCGACTTTTCCTTGACTTCTTTTCTTTGTTATATATCGATTCATATTTGTATCGTATGTACATCTTGCATTTTCAAAATTGATTTCTAATAACTTGTTTTCTTCATATCGGAACTTTCTATCTAATATTTTTTCATACAATAATTTTGTTGGACTATGGAGTGTATCACTATGTTGCCTTACCTGGATTGCATTGTATTTCTTATCCCATTTTTGTGCTGATGATAAGGCATTATATCTATCGTATCCTATTGCCATTATTGTTACTTTGTATTTTTCTTCTATTTGGAATACAAATTCTTCGATGACATTATAGTCTACTGTTTTATTACCACATGCTATACATTTCATTGCCTTTATAAATTCATTGTAGTTTATCTTTTCGAACTTATTTTTTTCTTCTATTCTTCCTTCTGGAATAAATGCAATTACATCTGCAAGTATTTCGTTGTTTTCTTCTGATACCATTGCTACTGCACAGTTATCATTTGTCATTGCCAGGTCAACACCAATATAAACTTTTCTGCCTGTCCAGTCTATTTTTGCAACTTTACAATTCATAACTTCATTTATATCTATGTAACTTTCTGTTCCCATTCCTTGATATATAATGTTGCAGTGCTTTGTTAAGAAGTTTTCTCTTACCGATTCTACTGCAATTGCTTTGGCTCTTTTCTTTAATAGGTCCTCCCATATTTCTGGGATTTCCAATGCAACTGGATTTGATTGTTTTAACACATTGTCATCAGTTGTCCATTTGTTTATCAGTTCCTCATCTGGTTCATAAAGTAATGCGAATATTGTTTCATCTTTTTCTATTCCATCTAATACTCTTTTAGCATAGCTTACTTCATCTTCAAATGGATTTGAAAAGGTAGGATATTTTGTTGAGATGATACATCCTAATTTATTTAAGATATTTAATTGTCCAGACCTCATGGATTCTATCGCATATGGATTTGGTAATGCACCTACCTCATCTGCAAGGAATACATTTGGCAATTTACCATCCATTCTACTGCTAGAATAGTTTAGTGGATAATATCTGCTTTCTGTTAAATTGAATTGTATGTAATCTCTTAATATCTTAAATCTTCTACTTTCTTTATGTAGGTAGATAAGT